AGTGGAGGTGGTGGCAGAAACGGCATTATTACTATTGTTTACACAGGGGTTGTTACATCGGGGCATTTCCTCAACCTTCTTGGAGTAGGAAACTAATGTTCAAGTTCGGCAAGACGTCACTCGCGAATCTCAACGGCGTTCATCCCGCCCTGGTTAAACTGGCGCAGGCAACCATTGCCGCGGCCACTGTCGACTTCAGGGTGATCGACGGGATGCGCACGCTGGCCGAGGAGAAGATCAATCTCGCCAAGGGCGTCTCGCAGACGATGAACTCTCTGCACCTGAGGCGGAAGGACGGCTACGCGCACGCAATCGACTTCGTTGCGCTGACCAACGGCCAGCCCGACTGGTTTCACATATCCAACTTCCTGTCGATCGTCGGCACCTTCAAGGAGCAGTCGAAGAAGCTCAAGATCCCGATCATTTGCGGAGCGGATTGGAAAAGTCTAAAAGACTATGGACACATAGAGTTGGATCGAAAAGTTTATCCAATCTAGGAGGTTTCCTTGGTCGACACTCCCGCGATTGCCAACCCCATTTTCCCGCCAGATCGCAAGGTTTGGGCAGGCGGTCTCAGCGGCGTTATTACCGCCGGTCTTGCCTGGGGCGCGAAGAAGTGGCTCGGTTGGGACATCCCTCCGGAACTGCTGACGCTTGTCCCCGTTCTTGTGGGGTACATCGTCTCGTACCTCGTGCCGCCCACGGTGAAGGACGTCATCAAGCGCGTCGATGATACGGTGATCGCCATTGCGCGGGCCTCCGACGCTTCCGACGCCTCGCCCAAGGAGCCGCCGATGACGCCGGCGGTAGCAGCCAAGGTCAACGAGGCGATCGCTACCGGCAAGGCATGAACTGGCTGGCCCTTCTCGTCGCCGTTCTGAAGCTGGTTTCGTGGGTGGCGAGCAAGGTGGATGCGAAGCAGGCAGAGGAGGCTATCCTCAATGAGTTCGAGGGGCTGGTTGAGAAGCGCGTGGTCGCCGCTCTGTCTGCTCGGGCTGACGTGCTCGCTGGCCGGGTGCCTGGAGACCCGAGCGACCCGTATCGCCGCGACTGACAAGCGTGCCGCGGTTGCGGTATGCAGTGCGTGGCTTCCAACCACCTACTCCAGCCGCGATACCCCTGAGACCCAACTCGGCGTGCGCGCAAACAACGCGGCGCGCGCGGCGTACTGCAAATGAAGCCGATCGCCGAGTGGCCTCTCTACCTGAAGGTGGCGAGTCTGGTCGGCGTTTTCGGAACCATCTCGACTGCCCTGAGCTCGTGGCCCCCTGTGCGCGACGCTCTTGCAGAGATCATCCCCTACACCACAAAAGCGTTTGTCGCCGACCAAATCGTACAGTTGGAGGCTAAATTCGTAAATCAGAACAGCAGGATACAGTCGTCTCTTGACACAATATCGTGGAACCAGTTGCTTGATCGCGAGAGGACTTTGAGTGCGGCTATCGAGGTATTGCGCACGCAGCTTATCAGTCTTCAAGACATGATTGAGCGTGAGCAGGATCACGACGAGCAGATCAAGAAGAAGGTTCGCCTTGCGGCTGCACAGGCTGAGTTATCGCGTAAGGAGGCGGACTATGCGCGCGTTCAATGTCAGATCAATGCGCGCGATTACAACGCTCGTTGCAATTAGCTTTCTGGCTTTCTCCGTTCAGGCTCAAACCAAGAGCGACTGGTTCAAGTCGCTCATGCGTCCCGACACCCTGACCTCCTGCTGCGACGATGCCGATTGCAAGGTCGACGACACGGCCCGGTTCGACGATGGTCAATGGACCGTAGAGATCAACGGTCGGCGCCAGGCGGTACAGCGCAGCAAGATTCTGGAAACCGAGTCCTACGACGGGCGCGCGTACTCGTGTGTCTATCAAGGTGTTCTGCTCTGCTTCGTGAAGCCTGGGGGCGGATATTGACATTTCATGAGGTTAGAGCGATCACTTGAAGCATTACCTCGACTAGCGACCGTAAGCCGCTGCTCGACTCGTGACCGTTAGCCACAGGAGTGAGGAAACGTGGACCCCGAGGAAAACACCAATGGCGAAGTCCAGCGCGAAGAATTGCCCCCCGAGCAAGATGTCGTCGAAGTCGAGGGGACCGAAGAAGCCACTGAAGACGATGCGCCCGATGGCGAAGATGATGGGCAAGAGCCGGGGCCGGATGAAGTAGTCGAAGCAGCGCCGGCGCCGAGGCGCTCGCGCGAGAACGACCGCATCCGGACTCTTGTCGAGGCGCGGGATCGCGACCGACAGGAGCACCAGAGACAGATCGACGAGTTGCGGCAGCAGATCGCGCGGCCGCGGCAGGAAAGTCCGGAAGAGGAAAGCGCTCGTCTGGCGCTGATGAGCCCGGAAGAAAGGCTGGATTACAAGCTCGCCAAGGCGGAACGCACCAACGCGCAGCAGATGCAGGTGATGCAGTTCCAGATGGCCGATGCGACCGACAAGGCTTCCTTCGACGGCATGGCGCGGGTCGATCCCCTCATCGGGAAGTACCGCGACAAGGTTGAAACCGATCTGGCAACCCTTCGACGCCGCGGCCTGAATGTCACCCGCGAGGAGATTCTCGCCAACGTGATCGGGCGCGAGGTGCTCGCGAAGCGGGGGCAGGTGAGCAAGGCCAAGAAGGCTGGCGCGGAGACCATTCGGCGCCAGACGACGAGGCCGGCGAACGGAAGTACGAACGTTTCGACGCAGCGTGGTCGCACCAACGACACGCCGGCGAAACGACTGGAAGGTGTCTTAATCTGACGGCCCGCTGACGGCCGTCGTTCTGAGGAGCAAGTCCCCCGATGGCCGTCAACGTCGCCTCGCAATTCTCTGCCGATATTGAAAACTATATCGCAGATGAAACCCTCCCCCTGACTCGCAAGCAGCTCGTCGCCTTCCAGTTCGGCGACCCGCTGGATCTCCCCAAGGGGCGCGGGACCACCTACACGGCGACCCGGTACAACCGCGTACCGCTGCCTTACGCGCCGCTCTCCGAAGGCGTGCCGCCGATCGGCGAGACCATGACCATCGCCCAGGTGACGGCGACCGCCCTCCAGTGGGGCGACAAAATTACCCTCACCGACGTCGCCGAACTCACCATCAAGCATCCGCTGTTCAAGAAGGCGACCGAGCTCACGGCCCTGCAAGTCGCAGAAACCCTGGAGCGCAACACCTTCAACAACCTGATGGCGGGGACGCAGGTCAACTACGTCAACTCCCGCGGCTCCCGTGGCGCGCTCGTCGCTGGCGACGTGCTCAATCCACACGAGGTGAACCGCGCCGCTGCCATGCTCATGAATATCGGCGCTCCGCGCTACATGGGCGACGAGATGACCGATACGAAGCTGCGCGCCGACGATGGCGGCGCCCGCGCCTCCAGCGATCCGCGCCGGATGCCGCACTACGTCTCGATCATTCACCCCTTCGTAGTGGGCGACTTTTCCGAGAACTCGACCGTTGTCACCGCGTGGTCGTACAGCGACCTGAATCGCCTCTACAACTACGAGGTGGGCGAGTGGCGTGGTATCCGCTTCTGCCAGTCGAACATGGTGCCGTTCTTTACCGGCGTCACCGCGATCGAGGGTTCCAACGGAACTGCCGGCGCGCTGGCCTCCGACGACTACTACATCCAGGTCACCGCTTCCGACACGCAGAACCAGTACGAGAGCCGCGTCTACGGTGTCTCCTCGGCGGTTACCGTCACCGGCCCGACCGGCTCCGTCAGCGTCGTGCTGCCGAACGTCTCCGGCTACACGTTCAACGTCTACATCTCCACCGACGACACGCCGTCGAACCTCGGCGTCTGCGCCTCCGGCCCGACCAGTGGCCCGATGCAGGGACAGGCGGTGCAGCTCGCCGGTGGTCAGACGGTGGTCATCACCGACATCGGCGTGGCGCAGACCCCGCCGGCGGCTCCCGGTAACGGCGTGACCGTCTACCCGACCTTCATCATCGGTCGCGGCGCCTACGGTCAGGTGATGCTCGACAACGTGAAATTCAGCTACCTGAAGGACGCCGACAAGTCCGATCCGCTCAACCAGTTGCGCGTGGTCGGCTGGAAATGCTTCTACGGGACGCTGATCGAGAACAACCAGTTCTTCATGCGGATCGAGAGCACGTCAGCCTTCAACTCGACCTTCGGCTAACCCTCCCTGTAGCCGATCAAACTAGGGCGGCTTACGAGCCGCCCTCCCCTTCTCAGAGGAGTTCTTGCGATGGCACTTTTGACGGGAGGGACCAACGCGAACAGCTCCCTCAGCGCTGCAGCGTTCAATCGCCAGATGGATCCGGCAAACATCGCGTTGATCGCCGAAGGCATCAAGAACGATCAGATCAACGGCAATCCGATCTATCCCGGAGCCTTCGCGCAGACCGGCTTGCTCTACATCCCCAACCGTGGTGTTCTTCAGTGCCTGCCTGGCGATTACGTCATGTTCGACTCCACCACCGGCTGGCCCATCCTTGTGTCCGCGCTGGCGATCGCCAGCGGCCCGTGGCACCACAGCTAGGAGACCCGATGTCCTCGACCATCCCGCCCCGCGGCCCCGGCCGGCCGCGCAAGGAAGACAAGCCGTTCAGCGATTTCTCGCTCCTCTCTGCCGAGGAGCAGGCGTCAATCAAGGAGGAGGCCGAGGCGCTTGTCGCCAAAGAAGCTTCCGAAGCTGCGCGCAAGGCGTTTCTTGCGCAGGAGACCAAGGCTGCGCGTAAGCGCGCCCGTCTTGGCGATCCCGAGGAGGAACTGGTGACGCTGGTCATCGACGTGGCGCCGTTCACCGACCGCATCGTGATCGACAATGTGATCTACATGCAGGGCAGCGTCGTCGAGGTGCCCAAGAGCAAGGCGCGGGTCATCAAGGAGATCATGGCACGCTCGTGGGGGCACGAGGCCGAGATCGGTGGCGCCAATCGCGAGTACTACAAGCAGCCGAAGCAGACGCGCATGAACATGCGCACCGGCGCCGTCAGCGGCGCGCATCGCCTGGGTATGGCGTAATGGCGGACGAGCTTCCGGCCATCGGCATCAGCTTCAAGGCGGTGCCGGCCAACGACCGCGAGATCGTCTTCCAAACACACGTCGCGCAGGACGTGTCGAAGGAGGAGTTGAATGGGCTCCTAGATCGTCTGGCCGACGCTTGCGAGCGGCAGGGCGCCAAGGTTGCGCTCGTCCAGCTTCGCAAGGAGCTAGAGAAGCATGAGAAGCACGTCCGTCAGATGGGCGAGGGCCTCCTCGGGCTCCAACCGACGCAGCGCATCGGCCAGTTGGCGGGCGGACGGGGCCGGAAGCTCGCCCAGCTGCACCGCACGGCCGACGAGGTCGACGGCCGGGACGCCGAGCAGCGGGCGGACGGTGCCGGGCGCGAGCCGCAGTTCCACGCAGGACACCCGTCGCTTGCCCCGGTGGTACGAGGCGCGGGCCCGCGGACCGACGACCAGCGCGCCGCGGCCGCCGTGCTCCCCGGAGCGGACCACCACCCTGGTCGTGGTCTCCGGCAGATGCACGAACGGCTCCGTCGGTCCGTCCCCGACCGACACGGACCCGACGCCGGCCACCCAGGGGCGCAGCACCTCCGGCGTGGGCAGGACCTCTCGCAGCACGGCGTTCGTCACCCCTCCACGGTAAGCGGGCGGCACGGCCGTCCGGGCCGCCGAACCGTGCCGGATTTTCCAAGAGATCCGGGCCAGGGGCCGCCCACCGTGGTGGACATGATCCTCGTCATGGGTGCCACGGGCACCATCGGAAGTGAAGTCGTACGACAGCTCGCCGCACGCGGCGAGAAGGTGCGCGCCCTGAGCAGGGACCCGGCCACGGCGCGGGTG